TGGCTCATAATCTTCACCGGTGCTACCTTGTCTTTTTACTTCAGCTTCATTCTCTGCTTCAAGTGGATCATTGGCACCTTTAACTACAACATAATCATATGGTATAGCTAACTTATCTGATAAATTTCTTCTAAATGTTTCATATGATACTGGCATTCTAACCGTAGCATCAATAATAAAAACTTCTGTATTTCTAATTTTAGTTCCAAAATCTAATGGATGTTCTTGGACAATAGTTTTTACTGGTTTTGCAATATTAACTACATCATAACGAGCTAATTCTGACTCAATTGTTTGAATTATGTCGTCGTTAACTTTTGTAGCCAGTTTAATTCTTACTGGTATTTCTTTAACTGCTTCTGCAAGATATTGTTCAAATGTCTTCATACAATTATTTATCCTCCTTGTTCGATTCTTCGTCGGTTTCGTTTACCTTCTGAATTAGCTGATCTAATAGCTTATTACGATCTCCAACTACATATCCTTCGCCTTCTATTACTTCATCTCGTTTAGGGTCACGTTTATCCCATTGCTCAACACGTTGTTTTTTAAGTTGTAACTCAATCATTCTAAGCTTTTTATCAGCTTTAGCATTTTTGGCTTCTACAGCATTTTTAAGCATTGTTGACGCTACCTCAAACATTTTACCGGCGTGTCTAGCTTCTGAATTCATACCTAGATCCATTAATTCTTTATAAGATTTCATTGCTTCGGAAGAATACGTATCCATATCACCATCGTGTGTCTCTAGATCTTTTACTTGTGGTAATGCTCTGTCAATTTTTTCAGCTGTTGATAATGCTCTCTTAATATTAAGTTCATCAATTACTTTATCTTCTACTGGTTCTTCTTTTTGTTTTTCTTCTTTAGATTCTGGCTTATTAGCCTCCATATCTTCTAGAGCTTCTTCCATACTTGGTAAATTAAATGTATTTTCTAGTTTTTTATTCATAACATATCATAACACAATCTAAATATAAGAACAAGTTATTTCTTAAGTGCATAAATTGAGTCTTCATTTAAAATTCTAAATCTAATTCCTTTTCGTTTAGCCCATTCGCCTGCCGCTTTCCACTTTGCTCTATTTAATAATATCTTCATTTTATCTTCTCTAGTTTTAGCTTTTTCAAGTAATGTTTGTGATTTAGGTTTTATTTCTACTAATTCTCCTATTTTCTTTCCAATCTTATTTTGATAAACCATAATAAAATCTGGAACATACATTGAATATTTTCCATCAAATGGATTCCGATATGGAATTCTTACAGGCTCAGACGCCCAACTTAAAACAGATGGATGACTATCACACATTCGCATAAATGTTAATTCCCAATTCGAACGGTATCGTGGAGCTCTCTTTCCAGCATACTTGGCTGGATTCTTTGGTTGATATGTGCCTTGATGAAACTGTACCATACAGTTATTTAACCAGGGTTATTAATAAACGATATTACGTTTTACGTAAGGATGTGTATTTTGATGAACTTTTATACCAACTTGACTTGTTGCTGGTCTATAATTATTTAATAAAGCAATTCCTAATCCAGTAAATCTTAACTCTGTTTCTCCATCTGCTTTAGCTACTTCTTTAAATAATTGATCATAATTTGTATTAAATTTTTTCAATGCATCTAAACACAATAAAGTATATGCTGTAGATAAATTTTCATTTTTTGTATGCTCAGCAAAAATACCTTTAATTAAATCAAATTTTTCACCACTAATATATTCAGGACGTCCACCTATATTTTCTAAAACTTTTTGAGAAATATCTATATTTCCAGATCCACCCATTGATGCAGTAATCTTACCAAACTGTTTGACAATTTGTTTGATTGCTCCTAAACTTTCTATCGATGATGTACTATCTAATGCCATATATCTTCCTAAAAGACAACATCATCATCCCAAACAACAACTTTATCAGGATTAGCGATATTATTTTCTTCTATTGCAATTTTTTCATCTATTAGCTGTATTTGATCTTCCCAGTCTGTTATTTCATCAGCATCTCCAGGAATCAAAGGACCGTGTTTTACAAGCTCTGCTCTAAAGTCTTTTAATTCAGCAATTGTTGGTTCTCGGTCTTGTTTAATTGAGTCAAGTTCTGATTTCTTCGTAACATTCTTAACTGGATATCCATCTGCATCAACTATTACTCCCATTTTCTTTCCAACACCGCCTGCTTCTTTAATTTCAATAGCATTATCCATACTAGCTAATTTTTTATGATAGATTGATTTTGAGAGCTCAGAATCACTATAAGGACCAGCATCAGCAATTCTTTTTCTCCAAGCTTTAAGTTCTTCAACTGTCATTTCCCTTGTTACTGTAGAATTGTTTCCTAATCCATCAGCAGAAATATGGGTATCAACTTCTTTATAACTTGATATATTAAATTTGCTTGTTGCTGATTTATCTTTATTGTTATCTTTTGTCATATCTATATTTTTATTATCTTTATCACTAGTTTCTACTTGAACTGCAGGTTTTACAAGAGGTATTCTTGTTTCTGTTTTATTTTCTTCTGGTGTAGAATTTCTTGCCTCAAATTCTTCTCCAGATGTTCTAACCCAATCTGCAAATTTACCGGAATAATTATAACCTCTAAAATTGCCTGTATGTCCTCCTATTGACTCTCCAAATGCTTTTTCTAAATCCCATTCAGCATCTTGAATCTTAACAGCTACTTCTTCAAGTACTAAATTCTCATATTGAAATGACAATGAAACATTTGTCACAGCACTCGATGAATAATCCATTTGATCCATATCAAATCTTGATAGTCTAGGATGAACCATTCTAGCTTTACTATATAACTTACCGGCTAATTGATATAAATCAATACTTTTAATTATTCTATGACTATGTCCTGGTTTAGCAATTAATCCAAAATTATGCTGACTTAAAAATTGCTCTTCAGTACCTATAATGCTTTCATTATAGTTTGCTCTTTCATTTTCCGGTCTAAAAGAATACTTTCCCATAGTTTTATTGTTATCATTATCCTTGTGTGTTTTTTTATATAACCTAGCATTTTGAAACTCAAATTCATATAATAATTTTGCAAATCTTAAACCTAACCCATCAATTGTATCATACATTCTTACACTAACCGGATCATAATCAATCTTTCTATTAACAATTCTTTTTCTATTATATTGATTCATTACATCTTGTTGTATTTGAAATTTAGGTCCTTCTACTGTATGACAAAGAAAATGTAATCTATCTCTATGAGTTTTTAAATAGTCATATTTGCTTTGAAGGAAATCATCATTTGTTGGATATAAATTAAAAACAAGAAAATACTGATCTGCACGTCTCGTGAAATCAGCGGTGCCGCTCTGATATAAATGAGCGGCCCTATTCGCTGGAAATATTACCTGATTTTGTTCGTTGCCTGATGAAAACTCTGCCATTTCAGCCTCCTTACTGAACTAATAAGGATTATGCACTATCGCCTTGGAAAGCGGGTAGTGAACTAAAAGGGAATATCGTATCACCTGGTGCTGTATGTATTGCATTATCGTATTTCAGTGTTAAAATAATTTGCACTGGTTCTGATACTGCATAGTCACCGTCTGAATAATCAACGTTTTGCAAGAAACAACCTTCCATATCCCACTGCTCTAGTTCTTCATTATTAGTACCATCTAATATTTCTATTTTAGTACCAAATTTATATCTTGATCCAGAAATTGCAGAAGTTTGTTCGAAATGGTTCATTTGTTTCTGTACTTGTCCACCAACTAGTTTTGAGATATTATTATTAATATCATCCCTTAACGTGATGTTGATAGCTTCCCAAGTGTGTTTACCTTGCATATACATAATTGAGTTATATGAATGAACAGGTACTTCCTCGTGAGAAACTTTCGGTCTCGTTATGTTCATAACTTGTTGTGTCAGTTGCAATGGAGATTGTCCTACGGAACCGAAACCTGTGAATCTAACTCTAAAACGATATTTAAGTTTAGGTTGTAAGATACCACCACGCCCAGTTGATCCGTCTATCGGTACACCAAATTTTGAAAGTGTTGCCATATTTAAATGCTCCTTATAATATTATTTACAACTTTACTAAATTATTGCCTAAGCAAAAAATCTATTAAAGGTAATTTAAAGGGATAGCTTTCACCACCCCTTTAAGGTTAAATTAACTTGTTAAACTCTCACCAGCATTTTTGATACGTAATGGAATATAAATGAATTCAACTGCTTTTGTTGGTTGTATAGCAATATCAATCCATAATTCATTTTTATCAATTCTAGTACTAGTGTTATTTGATTCATCACAAACTACTAAGAAGTCATATAACGCTCTTTTAGATGTTAAATCTTCTAGGAATCTGTCAAATGTATCAGTTACTTGATCTCTTGTAATTCTATCGTTTGGTTCAAATAAGTACGGTTTAGCAATTAAATCTAAATGGTATCTCAAATATACAATTAATCTAGCTACGTTAATTCTATCCAATGCTGACGCAGTTGCTGATAGAGTTTTTTGACCAAATACTACTAATCCTCTATTTGGTATAAACGCAATCGGATTAACTTTGTTTGAATACATCGTATCTCTTTGACCTTCTGATAATGTTACAGCTTGGAATTCACCTTCGCTAGTAATGTAACCAACTGAAGCTGAATTACCTACTAATCCTCTTGTAAATCCTGCTGGTGCAAACCAAGGATATGCAACTTGATCATTAAATGCTAAAGTTCTTAACGCAATATGCGTTGCTGGAACTACTACATTATTACCTGACAAGTCAGTTGAATAACCTGATGGATAATAAACAGCCGCATAAGGTGATGCTGATACTAGACCATCTTCACCGTTTCCAGTTGCATTATTTGAATTAGTTGCCCAAGCTTGTACTGAAGTACCAGCTGGTTTTAATCTCATTGGTGTGTCAGCAAGTACAAATGATGTATTTTTTCTATCTACAGATAAAGTAATCATTTCATCTAATAACTCTGGATAACCAGGGGCTACCAATAAGTTAAAGAATCTTGAATCTGCTCTAATTTCATCATTACCTGCAATCGCGCCTTGCATACTAGTTACTACTACGTTTCTTTGTGCCGCTCTTCCCATAAATGGGGAACCATCTGTTTTTAATCCAGATGTTGACACCCAAGTATCACCATTATTTGTACTGTCGTAAGTATAATTAGTTACAAATTTCTTAACATTGTAACCACTTACTCTTGTATTAAACAATAACATACCAGCTGGATATGCCGCTGGATCTGGTGCGTCTGAATCAAAACTTGCGTATGCTGTTCCCCAACCTTGTGCATCTTCGTCTGCACCGCCTGGATTACCTACTGCATCAGCAAATAATACTCCGTTACCTGTTGCTTGATCTGTACTATCTATTAATACCCATTTACTAGTAGATGTTGAGTACTTATAAATTTGTGGATATGAATCTAATTGATCTGAATCAATCCACATATCACCATCAGCTAGTGCCGTACCATCACTTTGTGTAGTTGGCTCTGCTGATACCATTTGTAAGTCTCTTATACCGCCAGTTGCTACTGACCCTGCCGCAAAACGATCTTTTGTGTTTGCATAAGCATACCATTTCATTCCACTATCATCTTCATTAATATAAATGTCTGCATCTAAAGATGATTTATACCAAAGTGTTCCGTTTACTGGATTACTTGTTGGTGCTGATGCACTTGCTTCATAAGTTGCAAAATTCCATAATGAATGATAAGTGAACAATGTTGCACCTGTTCCTTCATTATCAGTGAAACCTAGCTGTGCTGTTGTTACAGCTATTGTATTTGTAGCCGCTGTCCCGTCTTGTACGTAAATTGCATAACCACCAGCTCTTGTTAATTTTAAATATTGTCTTGTTGCACTTCTATAATCAATTGATGCTACTACACTACCAGTATTTGCTTGTGCACCATTAATTGCTGTTACAATTTCTGCTAATGTTACTTCTGATCCTGCACCGCCGCCAGCTGTAACATTTATATCATAACCGTTAAGTTCAAAATTAAGTCCTGTGTCTGAACCAGTTAAATCAATGTCACCGTGTAAAGAAGCACCTTCTCCTGTAATTGATGTTTCAGTGCCTCCAGCTCTAATTCTTACAGAGTAATGCATTTCTGGTGATGCTGATACACTATTAAATTGTTCAATTGATGTTTTACCAAATGATGTTGATGATAAAGTGGCCGCATCAGAAGTAAATGTTGCTTCTAACTGACCTGCAATACTGGCATCACCCCAGTCATCAAATCTAACATAAACATCGTTTTGTGTTAGTAATGATCCTTCAGTGGCAGTCGCCGCATCATCTCTT